CCACCATCTCCGCCACCATCTCCGCCACCATCTCCGCCACCATCTCCGCCACCATCTCCGCCACCATCTCCGCCACCGTCGTCCGCTCCTTCGGAAACTGTTAAACCATCCCAATCAGCATCAGCAGGACATTTTGATTCTTTAGTGGTGGTTGAAGAAACACCTGTTTCCAGATACCAAGTAGCATACCAGCATGCAAAGTCATCGGGATTTTCTAGTACTTCACGGATGAGATCTCTCCAGGGGGTTGTACCACTACTCCAAAGATATAAATATTGAACATAGCTATCCTCATCGGGAATGATTTCCCATTCTTGGGTAATAGTGCCTCCGCCAAAACGCAGGTCGGTGGTTTCATACACTCCTGATTGACTTACAAGGCAACCGATATCTAAAGTATCATCGACATTAGTGCCTGATGTACCGCCTCCAACATCAAATCTAATGGTCCAATATGGATTACCTGTTGATGTGTTATTAGCAAAATAATTGCCCGTTGGCGATTTAAGTTCTGTTTCATAGATAGCACCATCAGATTCAGTTACAGCTACAAAAATTTCACCGACGGCTAAAATTGGCTCTCTAGTTAGATTCCAATTTTCAACTAAATTTTCATTTGCGGTAGTAAATTGATAATAGCTAACTTCCTGATCAGGGACATAAGCAGTATCCCCTCCTGTTATGATTCTGACTTTGCACTCATAGCCCCAACTTGTCCCCGTGGACTCTTTCTTTAAAACATTATATTGACTGTTAGTGAACTCAGGATCGAGGGTATACAAGCCTACTGATTCACCTATTTTTCTCTTAGCTACCGCACAAGGACCAGCACCTTCAAGACCAGAGCTGTATAAAGCAGCTTCTTTATATGTCGTACTCCTTATTCTAAAAGAAGTGGGTGCAAAAGTAATAACCGCATCTTCAGCACCCGGTGGCGGTTCAGCGCCCTTAGGTGTTTGTATTTGAAACACCCAACGGTATTCCCCCGCAGCAACATCAAAAATCTTTACTACCTTACAGGTCGGGTTATTCCTATTTACCCATTCCTGAGTGTCTTCGGTTTTGTCGTAAACACCCGAACAAACACCGTTATCTAAAGTGTTTGTTACTGTTATAGATTCACAAGTCATTGATTAGTTTTGTGAATGCAGAATAAAACCCTCGCTGAGCTTTACTCTCAGGAGTGTGACTAGTTTACCGAAGTCTTTCGGAGCCACATACTCTAACCTAAAACTAGGCTTTAGCTGTAGCAGCCGTTGCAGCGGGACCGTAACCAGCTGAATTTTTAGTAACTACAGTGTAACTGTAAGTAGTACCGTACGATACAGATTGATCGTCATAAGAGTTTGTACCGTAGTTTACATCTCCGATTTTATTAGTACTAGGGCTGCCGGAATTAAAAATCTCACTCGCATTTTTTGTGCCTGCAGCTCGGTATATTTCATAAGTGTCAGGAGAACCTCCTGACCCTGAATCGGGTGCTGTCCAAGATAAGTCTATTTGTGCCATGTTTATATATTGTTAATTTTTTAGTAATTTTTCAATCGGTTGCCTATGGGTATTCAGGTTGTAGGTTATCATGAAAGTCCAGGGCAAAAGTAGTGATACCGTCTGAGTGGAATGCACCTCCCCGTTTCGTACCATTTCGACCGTAACGGAATGGTTTTACGCCAACATAAAAATCATGCGGCATCCCATAGTTTTCATATGCAGAGTCTAGTGTGTACTTACCGGTTATCTGGCAGGCTCCCGCATTTGGAGTAGCATTTCTATAGTAATATTTAACATTATTCAGCTCGTGAACAAACAGAAGCATCCAAGTATCAGGATCAGTCGCTGGGTAGAGATATATGTCGTAGCGGATAGGTCTGCTTCCACTGCTATTTTGGTCATAGCCTACTTGAGCTTTAAAAGTTCTAGCTTTGCTGTTGGCCCTAGCTTTCAAAAATTGATAGCCCTTGCTGTTTGTAATATTGCTAAGGTTATCAGTTGTAACAGAGCCTCTCAAACTCGCCCAGTATTGATACTGGTTGAGAAGAGTGTCTTGAGCACCGCCGTAATATGTAGTTGTAATTTCTCCAATTCCACGGGCTACTCCTCCGCCTAGAGCCGGTTCCGTTTGGCTTTTATTAATCCAAAACGCACTTCCAGTGCTGTCATAAGCTGCTACTGATGTAGGAACCTGAGCGCCGTCTCCAGACATAGATACTTTATACCACGGATTAAGATTAAATCCACGAACCGCTGTTACAAATAATATATTATCTGTGTTAAATGGATCTCCACCGTATTGTTGGAGACCGGAGGTTGTTCCTGCTATGACAAGATCGCCATCCCGATTTTCTTCCCAATCGTGAATATTATTACCGCGACAATCGAGAAGTTCAGATTCTGAAACCACATCAAATCCTCTAACAACTGCGGGAGCTAGGGTCTCAGCCTCTAGTTCTTGAGCAACGGCAGGTGTCTGATCCATACTAACACCGAAAGTTTGCACGCCAGTCGGAAGTTTAGGGAAAGCGCGTAATGTTTTCGCCGCGTCTGCCGTATCAGGTCCGACTACATCAAACGTCGCCAGACCAAACCCACTAGACCTATATTCAGGTCCGTCGTAATGGGCTCTTACTCGAAAAGCGTAAAGTGACCCTTGCCATAAATTAACAAAATCGTGCTGAGTTTGAGTTGTAATTATTCGCTGAACGCCGGGCTCTTCAAGGATACCGTTCGGAGCATTTTCATTACCAAAAGGATCTGGCGTCCCGTGATACTCCAGCTCGTAGTATACATTTTTTATTGGGTAGTTATCACCCGGCGACCACGATATTCTCACACCTGTAGCTTCTGGTAAGTGCGCGGGGAATGAGATACTCGTGTTTGTGGGCACGTCTAATCTTTCACTTAAGATTAAATCGCTTACCGGTTCCGGGAGTTCAACATCGGCATTTAGATCAATAATCTGTTCGGGAAAATCTATTGTAACTTCTAGAGAAACACTAGGAGGTAGTTCAGGCTCGGCGTCAAAACTACCGACTTCTGCAGGAGTTTCAATGGTAAGGGTCAAATCATCGACTCCTGTGGGGGCTTCAACTGTAAGCGTTAAATCATCAACAGATGCAGGAATGCTTGGCTCAGCCTTAAAATCTACCACTACGGTAGGATCTTGAACCGTAAGCGTTAAAATAGGTACCTGACCTGGAACATCCAAAGGTACAATCAAATCATTGACCTGCCCTGGTAATTCAGGAGTTGCTGTCAGATCATCAGCTCCAGCGGGCGGAGATTGAACTTCTAGATCATCAACTCCGCCAGGTAATTCCGGATTCACCGCTAAATCATCAACGCTCTGTGGAACCTCGCCAGCTAAACTTAAATCTTCAACCTGGCCTGGAATTTCTACATCAAGAAGAAGGTCTAGCACGCCCTGAGGTGCTTGAGTATCCGCCTCAAGATCGTCAACAGCCGCCGGAACCGGAGCAAGCACATCTAAATCTTCGACACCTTCCGGTAGTTGAATTGATAAAGTCAGATCGCTTGCACCCTCTGGCTCAATAGCTAATGTATTTAAAGCAGATACCGCAGCAGGCTCCTGAGTCCTAGCGTTAATATTTACAGCTCTTCCCGGAGGGGTGTTTTTAATATAGTCTAGATATTCAGGTGATTCTACGAATACCCAATACATTCCGGATTGTCTGTCATAGGCAGAAAAAGAGTTTTGCAGGGCTACAGGTAATTCCTTTTCCCAAATACTTTTAGATTTCCAACTAACCTGTGCGGGGTCAGCATAGTTCTTTGCATCCTCCGCCCCACGGCTTGCGGACTCATCCTTATAGATTTGGCCATCGTGCCCAAGCCAGAAATTCATGGATCCAGTCTCACCGGCAACAACCTGCGAGCTTACGGCTGCAGAGAAATTGGTAGCAGGTGCCTGCTCAACCCTGTAACCCGTTTCCGCTTGGTCAGAGGTCGGAGCGTAGAGGAGATGACATCCTTTATTTGTATGAACAACCACCTGATCGCCGCGCGATGATAGTGCTGATATGTAATCAGCATTTGATCCTATAATATCAACAACACTCAACCTTCCGGGGAATGTGTCTAAAACAGGTTCTTCCGTTGAATAAGGAGAGTCTTTTCTTGGGTTAGTTATACTGGCTGGCTCTGAGATATATACCCGAAGAGGGTTGCTAGGATTCCCAGATGCGTAAATTGTTTTCTTCGGACCTTGTACAAAAAATTTACAGTTTGGAAATTTTGACCACTCGTAAGAATACAGTTCTTCATCCGGGAAAACACCCTTATTACCTGTACCTTTACCTATAAACACAGCCTCCCCGTCGCCATCACCAAACGAATACAGTTGGTTACCAACCGGTGCAATAAAGGCTCTTCCATCCCGATACAAACCAACAGGTTCTACAACTGAATAATTCTCGCCAAAACTACTTATAGCGGTGTTTTCAGTTGATATAATTGCAAGCTCATGAACCTGATCCAATCGACTAACAAATAGTGCTGAGTTTCCGTTACCGTCATCAGCCGCCCTCAATTGATTTATCTCAGTTTCGGATTCAATCTCAACACCCCCAACTGTTTCCCACACAGGACCGGAACGCAAGCCGCCCGGCCCGTACGGCAAGCAACCTTCGACTACGCGAAGGGACCCGCGATCGGCGTCATCGCGATGCGCTTCGATCCCGGTGAAGGATGGTATCCGGAAAAACCTCACTCTTTAGTTTTAGGCTTTTCTTTGTACGGGAACAATCGGTTGAGTTTTTGCTGCCTACGCTTGCAGGCTCCGCATTGAGGGATGTGTAATGCATCCGTTACCTTTTTAATCGAATCTCCAAGACCTTTAGATTCTTCTTTTGGTTTTTGTTCTTCGTTCATGATAATACAAGTTTAAAATAGGTAGCGACGATAACCTCATTATCCACAATACTCGTCTCAGTAAGATATCCATTCATTATGTGATATCCGGGTTGTTGAAATTTAATGTTTCTGTTTTCATTATTTGGATCGGGTATACATCCATAATAGTTGTCGTACGCGCCACTGGCTCCATCGTGTTCAACACCCTCCGGTTCATCTCCCTCGTTTTCAGGTTCAAACCCTAGATGTGTATGAACTGTGACTTTTGAGAATTGGTAAACACCATCAATTTCTCCAGGAGGGCTATATACAGATATATCTATTAGATCGCCCTTAGAAACAGGTTCACCGTCATATAAAGCATTTGGACCAATCCAATATCTAGTAATTGTTGTGAATAAATAACTGTCTACACTATCCACACACCCTCGAAAGTCTTCACATGCAGATTTTTCGAAGTTTTCCGGGCAATCGGCACCGCAAGGTTTTAACCTGTATATTGCCATATTATGGCTCCTCAGGCGGGTATACTTTAATTCTCAAGTTCTGTTCTTGCCCGCTTTCAGTACAAACTTGCAGTGTATGATATGTCCCGGCGTCGCTACCACCCTCGCATATATCCACCGTAGCTGCCGTACCGTCTACCCATTCTGAACTGCTTTCAGGCTCTATTACCTCTGTCAAAATACCTGAATGAAACTTTAGCGTGGTGTTCTTTAACTGCGGGGTAATTGTTATACGCTTACAGTCTTCTTTCCCTTCAACTTCTATACTAGCTTCTTCAATCTTAAGTTTTAACTCGCTTACATATTCAACATCTTTTGTTGCTGATATTTTATCGATCGTCGTAGTGCCTGGAAGTCTTGGAATAAAAAAGGGAGGGTCTTCCCCCTGATTTCCGTCAATTGGTCCAGTATCCGCTCGTACTAAGCTGTCTAATGTTAATACATTTCCCAGGCTTACATCAGCACTACCGGTCTCGTTTCTCAAACCGGTAAGATCGAAGGTGGATGAAGACCCCTCTATTTCCTCAGCTACCAAAACCGTGTGGGTGTTAATAATTGGTTCTTCAGTTTCAGGGTCCTTAGAAGCTTCAATTTTTAACTCCCCACAGCTATTTGATTCAATGCTTTGTGTATGAATCTCAAGATCTGTATTTTTATATTCCGACAAAGTGCCTTCTGCATTCGTGCCGAACAAAGTGGTTTCATCAACTTTACCCTTATAATCATACACATGATTTTCATATGTAAAATTTTTAGATATAAAACACTGCATTCCAACATTATCGGGAACCTCCTCAGAATTTTTAAAAAATGCATAGGTGTCAGGTTCTGGAGCGTCAACACCACCAGATTCTTCGTCAGGCTCCTGCTTTGTTATCGTAAGTTCTGTGAGTTTTCCGACTTTAACAAGCTCCTGCTCATCCTCCGGGCTGCTAATGGTAATACCGTATTTAGTTTCTGAATCGCCTGGCGACTCGGGAAATTTTAACTCACCAATCTCAATTTTTTCAGGCTCTTCCGGGCAGGATTCTCCGCCGCAGGAACTCCAGGTTATAAACTGTTTAATCGTAGTATCACCCGCTTTTTGGGAAGTACCAATTTTTTCAGTCTCGTCGTGATTATTAACTTCTTGAGTCACACCATTGGTGACAAAACACATACCGATATAGTAGCAGGCATCTGGGTATGTAACTACTTCCGCCCCCTCGTCATCTTCTTCGGTTTCCTTAGCAGTATTACATAAGAGAATCATCACATCTCCATGAAGTATCTCCCTTTTCTCCCCGCCGGGAAGACGGGATTCGCTTATTTCTCTAAATATATTCTGAGCATCCTCGTTGGATTCTATGTCATCGCAATTGGTAATAGATGTGGCTTCATCGATAGAAACCCAATGGGCTATAAAAGTTTTATCAGCGCTTTGAAACTCAATAGAGACAGGTGTTGAGCTTTGGTTTACGGGCGAGGAATCTTGTTCAAAAGCAAGGTTCTCAAGCTCTTGCTCAATAACCTTAATCTTATCTTCTAGCTCATCAATCTTTACCTCATCCTGCATAGCTTATACGAACTCTCCAAATTCTTTTTGTTTCATTCGGGTCTCCGCTGGTAAATATAGGATCGGTTTTTGCGGTTATGGGGCTTGCTGTTGTGGCGTCTGAGTCAGGTGCCGCAGCTGTAAAAGTTATAGTACCCCCACCATCCGCAATTCTCATATTCTTAAAAACAGGAAGTCCTGAAGGATCGTCGCCATTGTAATATCCTCCGGTAAATCTAAAACCGTTGGTTACACCCTGACCGGTAGCTAAATCCGCAAGATTAGCACTCCCCACATTAGCAAATACAGCGTTATCTATGACAGAGTTAAAACTTATAGCTTTAGACCCGTCGTACGGGATTAAATAAAAATCCAAGCACACAGAGGGATCAGAATTAGAAACTCCCTGCCAATTACTCGAAAGATTTGTTGTAACAACATCCCCTACCACAAAAAATGATATCGTCGCGACCTGCCCTATTAAATTACCTCGAACTTCCGCATCTGTTGAGTAGACCTTTAAACCATCCCTATCGAAATCAACAGTTTTTGGAGATTTGGAGTTTACAGATCCGAGTGTTTTCTCCCCACCCGCTGACCAATACGGATTAGTGTGGGTAGCCCAAGAAACGGTCCAGACATCAACGCCTGGTTGGCTAAGCCTAACGCTTGCCGATCCTTTTAACCATTCACCGCTATTTGCTTCGCTGTATTCATTTATCACATCATTAATCCCAACCTCTCCGAGAAGTGCGGATACATTCATCGGGGTCGATTGAGGCATGCTACGAGCTACAGTTGTGGGAGGTTCGCTTACAGGATGCGGTGCATATTCCCACGGCTCATAACCTGACGCTTGGCTAGGATGTTTATTCCAAGTGCTGGTTTTTCCTGTTGGAGAGTATCCTTTTGCATGATCAGCTCTGAGTACAACAAAGTAACGCGTAATCTTTCTTAAATCATTAGCGACTGTCACACTTTCCTGAAAAGCTGAGTCTCTAATCTCGACAAACTGCCTAGTTAAAATAGCCAGATCCTCTACAGTGTCATCACCCTCTTTCTGCATGTTAAGCATGGGCTTGATAGCCTGATTGACAAGATAATGGTCGGTGTATTCGTGATCTGCGGTTCCTACATCAAGAAATAATGGATTAAGTCCATCAAACATATTTGCCTTGGTGTAATAATCACCGGTGATTACATACGACCGAGTAACTGTTTGAAAACCGATCTGAGAATCTTTGGTAATCGTAGGCTCACCTTCTGGACGGATAGGCGCTGTCCATGAAACACTCCACACATCAACGCCAGGATTCTTGGAATCAACGGATATCGTGCTGCGATGCCATTTTTGATTAAATTCAATGTTGGTAGGGATGTTGAACAGTTCAGATATATCAGGCTCTGAATCAGCAACAACCGTCGGTAAATATTTCCACGGGCTATACTCTTTATTGGCTGTATTTACAGGGTGATTATCAAAAACTGCCTCAGTATATCCTAAAGTATGCTGAGCCCTAAGAACTACGAATTGACGAGTTATCTTTTTGAATCCTCTGCTCTGACTGAAATTTTCAGTGCTCCATGTGTCTCGAATTTTAACAAAAGATCTCGTCAACATAGCAAGATCCTCAATTGAATCTTCACCATCCTGGACATTATTTAAAGGCTTGATCTCCTGATTTACTAAATAGTGATCAGCATACTCATGATCCGCTGTCCCTACATTTAAGAATAACGGGCTATCCCCATCGAATATTTTAGATTTAGTAAAATACTCACCGCTGATAACATACGATCTTGATACTGTCTGATACCCTAGCTGAGAATCCTTGGTTATAGAGGGTTCGCCCTCTGGCCTTATAGGTGCTGTCCAAGTTACGCTCCAAACATCAAACCCAGGATTTTTAGTATCTACGGATATATTAGACCGTCGATATGTGTGATTGAAGGTTGTGTTTAGAGGTATGCTAAACTCTTCTCCAACATCAGGCTCAGAATTACCTACAACCGTTGCTAGATAATCCCAGGGAGAGTAGTCTTTATTCGAATTGTTATTTGGGTGTTTATCAAAATTTTGCTGTGTGTAACCGAGGTCACTGACTGCTCGTAAAACTACAAACTGTCTGGTGACTCTTTTAAAACCTTTACTCTGTGCGAACTGCTCAGAACTCCATGTGTCCCGAACCTCAACAAATTCACGAGTGAGATAAGCTACATCAACAGAACCCTGCTTCGGGCTTATTTTTTGGTCTACTAAATAATGACCTTCAAATTCTTCGTCCTCAGTGCCAACAGCTAGAAACAAAGGGTTGGTCGGATCATTGATACCGCTATAACTAGCCCTGTAGCCTTCGACCACATACTGTCGGCTTATGCGCTGATACCCAACTGCATCGTCTTTAGAAACCTGGGGCCGACCCAGAATCCTGATTGTCAGGTCTTTGGCCATAGGACTACCAACCCACTCTACGGGTCAAGCGAAGAGAGCCTTTATGCTTTTGAGGAGTTACCAAAGTCCGTAATCTCTTCCTGGCTTCATCAGCCATTCGTAAAATAAATTCTTTGTTAGCACCGTTATAACGAGGGTCGGAAAGTAGTTTAGCCTGAGCTATCGGAAACATAATATCCCACACAAGATCAGCAGGAATGCGCGGTGTATCTTCATCTAAACTTAAATTTGATGGGATAACATTTGCGTAAAGTTCAACGGTGTATGCCTTATCAGGTATAGGGTATAGATAAAATCTAGGTATAACCTGCTGGTCAGTGCCCTGATCACGATTATCTAAATAGTACCATATAGGCCGATCAACCTCAGGTTCGTTTTCTTTGTAGTGAGGAAAATTTAATCCACGACCCGAAGACGCTCTAAAGTCCCATGCAAAAATAGAACGGATTTTTATCTCAGCTTCCGGACCAGTCATTGGAGATAGAGGTCCCTCCCCTACTAGCTCGGGAATCTTATCAACTGAAGTAACCTCGGCGGGAAGGTCAGCTCCTGCCTGCTCTCGATCAAAAGATAGAGTGAAATACTTCTGGGCCCACATAGGACGCTTTCCGTCCACAGGGTTGTAGCATTCCCGGTAAGCTTGGTTGATGCAAATCTCTAAACGATTTTGATCAACTGGAGGAAGATCAGCTGATTCATCAGCCCCCAGCATAGAGGCAAGCTGATCTTTAAGAGCTAAAAAAGAGTTATCGACCATTCAAGAATACTAGGAGACCGCCAGCTCTTCCGCTACCGGTTGAGATTTAGCCTTCTTAGTCTTCTTTACAGGTTTTGATTTTGGAGTATCTAGCCAAGCGGAAAAGAACATAGTCTTGTACAGCTTGCCCTGAGTTCTGAAAATATCATCTACTTCCTTTTGATCGGTCGGCTCATACGAATAGTGCCTAATTTCAGGATCCCAGATAAATAAATATCTCTTTTGAGAGATGCCTTTAACACGAATTGATGGGGTCGTCCCCATCATGTCTCTTTTTCCAAGAATGATGATTTTCATATATTATAAAAGCCTCTCCCCAGCGGATGCTGAGGAGAGGCCAAGTGGTTAGGTGGATAGGAAATCCATTAAGGTTGTCCGAGAGACAAACCAGGGACCTGGCGTACTACTTCAACAAGTTGTACTCCGGGTATTCTTCCACGAGTGTCATGACGGGCAGCCATACCATAGACAGACTGAACACCGACAGCGCTCAAGTGAGCTTCGTTTCCACTGTTGGCGAAGTCGTCGTAATGGAAGATTTGCTCTCCGTAGATAGAGCCCTTTGCGAAGTAAAGAGCATCTTTACCCATTGCAAGAGCGTAACCGATAGGGGTTCCGATTGAGTTAGCTTGTACGAACAAGGCGCCAGCACTAAATGCGTTATCACCATCTCCTTTAACATTGGTGCCGTTCATTCCATCGTTGGCCTGAGTAACACGGGTTAGCGAGATTTGTCCCTTGTTAGCGTTAACACTTGCCTGGGTGTAACTGTACAACGCAACTTTTCCGTCGGTATCAATACCAAGGATGTGATATGTTCCATTGTCGTTAGTTCCCATTGCAACTCCGCCTCCACCAGGGATGTTGATTTCCACACCGCGGAAGTTGGCAACATAATCACCATCGGCTCCGCCAAGAGCATTTGCGGCAACAGCATTAGGAATTGCGCTGTATGCGTAGAAGGTAGGAAGAAGAGGAGAACCTTGACGACCACGAGCGGTGTCAATCACAACATTGTGATTAGCAATGATGTTATTATCCCATTTTGCATAGCTTCCGCTGTACAGTTTGTTGTCTGCACTGCGAACATCAGCAGCTGTGATAGCCTCGAGGTAGTCGGGGTCAGAACGCAGTGGGCGTAAGCATGCGTCAGGAGCGAAGAATAAATAACCAGGAATTTCTTGGTTCTCGTCTCCGCCAGTGTTCATAGGCTCAGCACCGTTAGCGATCAATGCTTGTTTAGCTTCTTGGATGATGTCGGTACTTAATCCGTCAACATATTTAAGAGCTCCGTTTGCACCGGTTCCGTATCCAGAAATAAGATTACTTCCAACAGCGTTTTTCAAGCAGATCTGACGAAGTGCATATTGGATTTGGTCTTGCTCTGTACGGCTCATCCACTCGGACATAACCTCAGCGGAAAGCTGATCGATGGTTTTGCCGGTAAATCTCATGAGCTTAAGAACTTGAGTCCAAGAAACAGCGTGACGGACGAGATCGATTTCAACATTGAATGTTCCGAAGTCGAGGGTATCAGTCGCATTCTTGAGGATTTCTTCCCCACGAACACCTTGTCCTCTGATCGGAGCAACAGTAGTGAATGTAATCTTGTCTGATCCGCCTGCGGATAGATCGCGTTTTTCTGTGATTGGTTTACCACTTCCTTCTCCGCCGATGAACTTTGAGAATACATTCTTTTCTCTAGCGTCACGGGATACGAGCTCAGACCAAAGTCTTGAACGCAAATCGGAGTTAGCATTATTAAGTAAACCCTGATAGGAAGTTGTGTTAGATACGAGATCCACATTGCTAGCACCTTGTGCTGCAGCGATTGGATTGGGATTAGCTGGAATAGTTTTAATAGCCATTGTATTATATAATTTTGATTAGGTTAGATTTATACGCTACCTAAGCGGAGTGGCTCCTCCAGGGGCTCCCAGCAATTTGTAAAGATCATCATTACTCATACCGGGAAGTGCCTGAATTAAACCATCGCGAGTAGCGGGTTGATTTACAGGTTGTGCCGTAGTCCCAGTCGTCAATACCTTCGTTTGAGTTCCCATCTGCGGTGCCTGAGGAGCGGGAGCGACCGGTTGTTCTACCGGTGCCGGCTGCTGCTGAGGAATATTTGCGGCTGCGAACTCATTGGCTAATAATTCCGGCCAACGAGGTGAGTCAAAAACTGCGGCGTAATCGGGGTCGTTCTGAGCCTGTGAGACATAATCATCGAACTGCTTGCGAAGGACATTGTCTTTGTTCTGCAGATCTGGATAACGCTCGTAAACTCGATCACGGCTTTCCATCGCTTTGCTGCGATGGGTTTGATAAACATGCTGTTCCTGCTCGCGTTGCATTTGCTCTTTACGGAGAGTCAAGTTTTGCAACTCAAGTTCTTGCTTCATAATCTCACGCTGTATTTTTAGCGCTTGAGTAGTCTCAAGTTCTTCTGCTGCTTTCTCGACTTTTCCTTCAAGCTCTAGAATGCTTGCTCGGATATCATCAGCTTGTTTATCGATACCTTGGATGGGATCGGGCTCGGACGCCTCGACTTGATCCTGATTAGGTTGTAAATTTTGTTGAGCTGGTTGTTGCGCTTCCTGACCGTAGATAATTCTCGAAGCATCGGCGAATGATCCTTGGAATCCTTCAGATCTATAGAGATCAATGACTTGTTGGTCCATCTCGTTGCGGGGACGAATCCTTCGCTTTGCGAGCTTTTCCTCTTCAGTCTCAGTTTCCTCTGGCTCTTGGCCTTCAGCCTGCGGCTCTTGGACTTCGGCTTCTGGCTCTGGGATTTGCTCCTCAGGCTGAACTTCTTGGGTCGGAACCTCTTGATTGACTTCGGCAGTCTGCGTTATACCTAAAGCATTGCGAAGATCGTCGGTTGACGCATTCTCAATACTAAACTCTGATTCGGTTTGCGGGGATTCAACCTCCGCAGTTTCTGTATCCATAATGCGAAGATATACTTCGCACTACAAAAAAGTAACCGGTTGGAAAAATTATTTTCCTTTAGGTTTGTAGGACTTAGTTCCTGGTTTGCTGTCAAGCTTAGCCTGGCATCCAAACTTTGCACATATGGATGGAGCGAGACAGTCTTTACCACAGGGTACTTTACTAGTTTTTTTGTTCATCTCTTTTGATTTTGATTAGTTTCCAAATTAAATAGACACAGGTTAGTGCTCCAGCCATAGCTCCGAAGAGATCATTCCACTGGCCAAGGGTGAAAGAAAGAGTTGTACCTAAGAATCCTATAGTTGGTGTTGGGTCATTCATCGTCTTCCTCCAGGTGTGAAATAAAATCCGACAATCATCGGCAACACGACGGATGTTTGGAAGAGGCATAGGTGTCCGCTTGTAATGACCATATGGGTTTGCTCTGCTGGAAAACTGAGGAGCCCGAAAAGAATTTCTGTTCGTCCTTCCCCCGTAATGTTTGTTGAACTGAGTATTGGGACTGACGGATAAATCGCTGTGATGCAAGTGACGAAGGCGATGGAGCCCATTCCGATGAGTGCGAGCATCCGGCGTGTAGCCCTAGTGAAAGCACCCCCATCACCACTGTTAAGACTTTCCTGGAATTTAATAGCAAACTCGTTATTCCGAGCTTCTCTTGCCATTTCAATTTCATACTTTTGTTGCCGAGCATCCGTAAGCATACCAAATACACCTTTAAGTATGCTACCCATTGCGGCTGAACCGCCGCCCGTCAGGAATAAAGTTAGTAGTTCAAACATTACCGGCTTTTCTCAAAAAGTTTTTGAATATCTCTTCTGCGGTCTTCGACGACCTTATTAAGAATTGCGATTCTTTCTGTTTTACGAGCATCGGAAATCTGAAGCTCGCGAACATGCTCTTTCATTAAATCAATCTCCACCTTATTCTTCTTAAGAAAAAAAGCTAAAACCGAAAGGCCTACGCCGATACCGGCAAACATATATGATGATAGTTCCATTAGTGTTTGGCGGTTTCCTGGTATCTTATTTTGTCAAGCTGCTCTTCATGCTTGTTCATTTGCTTCTCAAGAAAAATAAGCCTCATGTTCTGCTCTGCATCGTCAGGTAATGCTCCGAGCTCACCTCTCGGCCACTTAATTCTGAACTCCGCGTTCATTTCCACATCATGCTGCAATCGAAGGATCTCCATCTCTAGGGTGTTAAGTCTGGCGTAGATCATAGCTCCCGAGTAAACGATAAAAATGGCGGTCCCAAAAACTTTGGCTATAAAACCGAGGTTGGTTTTAACCTGCTTTGCCTCACCTATTTCTTCTTGGGTCATAGCAATGAGGGTATTAGTTTTGCGTTGTTATTTACTGATGAAAGCTTCGCGTTTGCGTTTAGAGTTTCTTCAAGCTGTGGCTGAACATTTATAGCCATAGCTCCTGAGTCCATGGTTATAGGTCCGTTACCGGCTACCAGGACAGACCTGTCGTCATCTCTGTACAACCTACCG